TCAAACTTCTATCGACATTAAGGTCTTAGGATACCTTATTGGAAGTGCGGATAATCAAGTAACGCCGCGCATTGTGGTGAGAGAAAACACCGTAGAAGTAAAGTTGCCTCGTGAACGGGTTATTTTAGGCGACACCCCTCCATGGAAGAATGGAAAGTATAATCCATTGTAAATTTAGAAGCGTAATAAAAGCATTTGCCCATTTTCATAACTATTTACAGAGAGATAAAACTATTATAGATGAAGCATTATTTATGTGTGAAATTCAAATAAGGAGAGCAACGTACTATGTCAGTTAAGAAATTCAAGTTTGTATCCCCTGGAGTCTTTGTTACAGAGGTTGACAATTCGCAGTTGCCCGCCCTTCCCAGAGACATCGGCCCAGTGATTATTGGTAGGTCGCTCAAGGGTCCTTCAATGCGACCAGTCCAAGTTAATTCTTTTTCAGATTTTGTAGAAACTTTTGGAAACCCCATCTTTGGAGGTGGAAGTTCAGATGTATGGAGAGCAGGACCTAATGTTCTAGCGCCTTCTTACTCTACCTATGCTGCTCAAGCCTATTTGAGAAATGAAAGTCCCCTTATCTTTGTGAGATTAGGCGGAATTGAAGATGATAATGCCACCAACGACGGCAAAGCGGGATGGAAAGTAGGATCCCTAGATGTCATGGAAGGTGCTGGTAAATATTCTGGTGGTGCTTTTGGATTGTTTATGATTCCCTCTGCTTCGGCAACGACAGGTGGAATGGGAACTGGATCATTAGCAGCGATTTTTTATGCACGAACTGGATCAATCGGATTGTCCGGATCTTTTGCCGACGGCGGTGCCGGATCAGGTGCTATTGGAGTATTTAAATGCGACGGTGACAAACAGTTTACTGCCATGATTAAAGATGGTAGTGGTAATCTTACTGATAAAGTTGTTTTTAACTTTAGCGAGAATAGTAAACTATTCATTAGAAATGTTTTCAACACTAATCCTACGCTAGTGAGCACCGATCCCGACGTGGTACCTTCGGACAACCAAAAGACCTATTTTCTTGGTGAAACATTCGAACGAAACATTACAGATTTACCCGAGAGTACCGATAAGGGATACGCAGTTATCTTAGGATTAGATTCTGGATCGACTGAGCAGTGGAATCAGCAAATGCCTCTAGAACGAGCAAAAACTGGATGGTTTTTCTCTCAAGATTTTGGTGCACCTTCTCTTTACAATCCCACCAACATGCAAAAACTATTTAGGCTTGTTGCATTGACAGGTGGAGAGTGGGAACAAAGTAATCTTAAGATTTCCATTAGTAATATTTCACCATCTAACAATTCGGCGGTACCCTACGGCACTTTCGACGTACAGATTCGGCAAATATCAGATAGCGACAGCACTGTGAAACCAGTTGAACAATATCCTGGATGTAATTTGAATCCTAATTCTCCTGACTTTATTGCGCGCAAGATTGGAGACACTTATACGGATTGGGATAGTACCAACAAGCGATACATTGCTTATGGAAACTATGTTAATCAATCTCGGTATATCCGTGTTGAATTAGACCAGGCCGTTATTGACGCCACAGCTGACGCTCAGATGTTGCCCTTCGGCGTGTATGGTCCTCTTCGCTGGCGCGGTTTCACCGTTGTTAGCGGCGGCATCACCGCTATGCGACTAGGAACGACTGGAACAAGCATGGCAGGACAGACTTTTGTGGTAGGTTCTCAAAGTAATATGCCAGATTCAGCAGAGACTGGTTCGAATTTTGTCACTTTTGGAACTGGCACTGCTAATATGACTGCATCTTTTAACTTTCCTGAAGTTCCTCTAAGAGACAAAAGTACGGATGGGATTGTTGTTAATCAAAAGGGCGTTTATTTTGGTGCAACCACCAATATGGCAAACAGCAACCGCTTTGAACCATCACTGCCCGATATCTTGCGACGCAAGCCATTGAATGCAGATGATAGTACACCAGAGGTTGCTAATGCTCTGGAGTATTCATGGATTTTCTCCCTTGATGATATTACCACAGGGTCGGCTGGTGTATTAGCCGAGTATTCGAGTGGTTCTCGCTCACGTGACGAATCCATGACGGCAATCAGCGCATCTACTACGGGATATAAGGAAGTTGTATCACAAGGATTCGGAAGGTTTACCACTGTTCTTAATGGTGGTTTCGAAGGAATAAATATTCTCGAAAGAGAACCTTTTAGAAATACTTTACTTGACAGCACAACTGCTAATACTAATTATGCCTTTGCTACCATCGACCGCGCCATTGACGCAGTTGCTGATGCAGAAGTAGTCGAGTGCAACATGATGACTTATCCAGGACTCACCAATACAATATTAACTAATAAGTTACTGGATGTGTGTGAGTCGCGTGGAGATGCATTGGCGATCATCGACATCGAAGATGCATATGTGCCTTCGGCAGAGAACGCATCAGCGATACCTTCGGATCGCATTCTTCCAGTAGATAGTGCCATTGATGCTTTAGACCTCAGAAACCTTAACAATAGTTATGGTTGCTGCTACTACCCATGGGTTCAGATTACCGACACTGTGACTACAGGCGGGTCGCTCTGGGTACCTCCAAGTGTGGTTGCTCTTGGTACCTTTGCAAGTAGTCAAGCAAGGAGTGAACTTTGGTTTGCGCCTGCTGGATTTAACAGAGGCGGATTAACTGAAGGAAGTGCCGGAATTCCGGTCACTAATGTGCGCTCAAGATTGTCCTCCAAAGAGAGAGATGATTTGTATGCCGCCAATATTAACCCCATTGCGCAGTTCCCAGCAGAAGGAATTGTGGTGTTTGGACAAAAGACGCTGCAAGTTACACAATCTGCTTTAGATCGCATTAACGTGCGAAGACTGATGATCTATGTGAAGCGTGAGATTTCACGCATCGCTGCTACCCTGTTGTTCGAACAGAACGTGAGTGCAACTTGGAATAGATTTTTGGGTCGCACCAATCCATTCCTACAGAGTGTAAAGACTCGGTTGGGATTGACAGACTTTAAAGTATTGTTGGATGAGACAACTACGACGCCTGATTTGGTTGATAGGAATATCTTATATGCTAAGATTTTCTTGAAACCTGCGCGTGCTATTGAGTTTATTGCTCTTGATTTTGTTATTACAAGATCTGGTGCAAGTTTTGAGGATTAAATTTAGAAGTATTTACTATTTATAGTAGAACGAGATAAAGAGGAGAAATATATTATGCCTTTCTGGAGTGACGCAAAAGTAGCAGATCCTAAAAGATCACATCGTTGGTTGATTGAGATCGGTTCGGCTTTTATTGGTAGCAATATTTCATATATTGCCAAGGGAGTGAATCGCCCCAAGATGACCATAGCATCGACTGACCATAAGTTTCTCAATCACACTTTTTATTATCCTGGGGGAGTGACTTTCGACACTGTAACAGTTAAGTTGGTTGACCCCGCTAATCCTCACGCGACTGAGCAATTATATGATCTGATTCAAGCATCGGGTTATAAATTGCCCGGGTTTATAGATGACTCTGTGGGCGTAGGGCCCCAGGCGCTTACCATTGGTAAGAGAATGGCAACGACTGCTGTCGCTAATGTTAAAATTCATATGTTGAATAGTTTAGGAGAGAAGATTGAAACAATGGAACTTCATAATCCTTGGATTACCAGCATTGATTTTGGTGGCGAATTAGCATACGATCAAGAAGGACTGATGGAAGTCAGCATGGAATTTAAGTTTGATTGGGTTTCCCTCAAAACTTACACTCCAGGCAATGGTCCTGAAGAGCAAACCGCTGCCACTGGATTTAATTCTGAAACAGGTGAAAAACCAGCAGCAGAATAAATTTAAATTAATCGAAGAAAGACGAGGTTTTAATGACAAGAAGAAATAACGAGGAGCGTCTCGGCATGCCCTCCCCAGGAGCAAAGCATGCAGCGGAGGCTCCACCAGTATTCAATTCGCTGCCAACCCCCGAACAATCACCACAAGAAAATTCACTCTCTTACGTTTCACCAACTGAGTTGGTGGAACTTCCTTCTCAAGGGAAACTATATCCCGAAGATCATCCATTACATGGAGTGAAAGAGATTGAAATTAGAGAGATGACCGCGAAAGAAGAAGATCTTCTTACGACCGAATCTCTTATTAAGAAAGGCGTTGTTTTTGATCGCCTGCTTAAGAATCTGCTGGTAGATAAGTCTATTAACATTGATGAATTGCTTATCGGCGATAAAAACGCGCTACTGATTGCGGCACGGATCAATGGGTATGGCAACATATATGCCACCAATGTATCATGTCCTGTATGTGGCGATGAGGATAAGGATTATGAATTTGATTTAGCGGCATGCCCAACTAGAGGACCAATTGATTTAGAGAAAGTCGAAGACAAAAAAATAAAGCAGTTGGTATCCGAGGGACAACCGGGTAAATATTTCATTACTCTTCCTAAGTCGCGAGTAGCAGTTGAAGTGAAACTCTTAACGAGCATTGATGAAACTACTCTTAATCGCACTCAGGAAATGAAAAAGAAAAAGAAATTAGCGGTGCACCCCCTAACGGATCATCTCAAGCGCATTATAATTTCGGTTAATGGCGTGGCGGATTATATGCAGATTGAAACCTTTGTGGATTCAATGCCGGCATCTGACTCCCGATTTTTTAGGAAGGTGTTTGGACAACTTACACCTAACATCGAGTTAAAACAGGATTTCGTCTGTCGCGAATGCGAATACGAGCAGGAGTTGGAGGTGCCCTTCTCTACACGGTTTTTTTGGCCTGACTCCTAAATATATGGAAGGCGTTTACGAACAGTTCTTCGCCTTAAAATACTACGGTGGTTGGAGTTTCATTGAAGCATATAATCTTCCTATCAAATTGCGCGAGTGGTTCGTAGAAAGATTAACCAAACAACTAAAACGAGAAGCAGACGCAATGTCGTCAAAATAATAGGGAAGCTGGCATGTGCTTCCCTATTTTTATTGGGCAGTACTATTTATTAATGATATCAAGGAGGTTCTTTCAATGAAAAATGAAAAAGACCTGAGTCCGGTGGTTATTGATTTCTCTCAGGCAAGAAATGAAGAGGGAAAATTAAATGAATCGTGGCTATTAATGTTCGGTGGAATTCTTCGATGGTTAATGCCATCTTTATATCGCGGGAGTGTTCTTCCTCTTAAGGTTAAGGGAAGTGAGTCCGAAGTTAGAAGCTTCGCGAATGTTCTTTCAAAAGAAAAAAGATACCTTCAATCCTGGAAAGATAACGGGTTGGATAATCCTTCTACCTATAGAGACAAAGGCAACCTTGATCGAGCAGTGGGGAAGTTTGAAAGAGTAACTGGTTTGAAATGGCCATTTACCAAATAATGGGAAACGCATAAGGAATGGCAAAAGAAAAAGGCAGACTCAAAACCGAGAAGGCAGGCAAAGCGGCAGGCAAAATTCAAGATGCTACCCGCAGCGCCGCTGCCAAGAGATCTCTTAATGCTCAAATAGAGTCCACTGAAGAAGCAAAGCGCTCCCTCGAACTCAAACAGAAAGAGGGAGCAGAAGAGCTAGCTCTCGTTGAGGCGAGGATGAGGTATAATGAGCAGCTGCGCGAGCAAGCAAAACTTCAAAAGTCTATTTTCCAGGAGGCAGAGGGTTATCATGAGCAAGAAATAGCGCACATGGATGCCTTCATCAAGAAGGCCGAACGGCGCCAAAAGCAACTGGAAGCAGAAGTTAAGTATTCTGCCCTTAAAAATGAACACTTACAGCAAACCAATTCACTAGTAGATGGTGTAGCATCTAGATTTGGGTTAGCGTCAAGCGCTGCCGGTGGGTTTGTGAAGCAATCCTTGGAGATGTATAAGAATTTGAAGAAAAGCGCCGAACAATCGGGGATGACCGGATTAGGCGCAGGTTTAAAAGCATCCACCCAGATGATGGGAAATCTTACGAAATCGGTTATGTCTGCTTTGAACCCGATGAATGTTGCCGAAACTTTAATGAGTAAAATCTGGACTGCGAGTATGGAATATTTCTATAAGAGTTCTGAAGCGCTCGCCAACTATAATAGAGTAGCGGGTGATTTGGGTACCTCATCGAAAGCAGTTGGAAAGGCAGTTAATTGGTCGTTGGGTATTATGCCTGAGCATGCCGCCGCCGCTGGGGGGGCATTAGCAAGCACTTTGACTTCTTTCACCTCCATGTCACTCGACACGCAGACAAATCTTGTGCGCACTAGCGCCGAGTTGGAGAGGGTTGGAGTTAGTGCTTCGGTGACAGGTGGCGCTTTAAATACCATGACCAAGGCAATGGGAATGACCGCCAGCGATGCAGAGAAACAATGGAAAGGCATGGCAGTAATGGCATCTAGTTTTGGTAAAACTCCAGGTCAATTTGCAGCAGATTTTACCTCGGCGAGCAAGGTATTGATGGCGCAAGGTCCGAAGATGATGGATGTGTTTAAAGATTTGGAAGCAACTGCAATGGCCAGCGGGTTAGCAATGGATAAACTTTTAAGTGTCGCTGGACAGTTTGATACTTTTGATACTGCCGCTCAAAAAGTAGGTAATTTAAATGCATTGTTAGGGGGCGACTATCTTAATACGCTCGAAATGATGGACATGACGGAGAATGAAAGAA